GTTTAGGTCGTACGATATCATTGAAGGTTAAAAGTAAGACATATAGAATTTATGCGATGAACGCGCCAATGACGTTCTCAGAGTCGTTTCTTAATGGTTATGATAAAGCGACACATGATTGTTGTATGTCATATTATCAAAATGCTGATGGTACGTGGTCATATAGTGTTTATGTTCAAGGTGACAAAACTGGCAAAATATCAGCTGTTGATGTGGTTAGAGCGATTCATCCAACTAACTCTGGTGGTCATATTTCTGCGTCAGGAGCGACTACTGATAAGCTTCTTAAGGAACTTCAATGACCAAATTTGAACGCTATCAACAAATGTTTATGAAGATGGCCATATTGTCATCTGAGCAATCATTTGCAAAACGTAGTAAAGTCGGGGCAGTCCTCGTTAAAGATGAGCGAGTAGTTGTCAATAGTTGGAATGGAAGAGTATCCGGGCAACCCAATATATGTGAAAATGGTGATACCACTCGTTTTGATGTTATGCATGCCGAAATGAATTGTATAGCGTTTGCCCCAAAATATGGGATAAACACTGATGGATGTGATATTTACTTGACACTATCTCCATGTCCAAATTGTGCACTTCTTCTCATACAATCTGGAATTCGAGCGGTATATTATATAGATGAATATCGAATTACTGATGGCATAGACCTTCTTAAACGATCAAATATTAAAGTAGAGCAATTGGAGATGAAATAATGGATATGTTAGTAACACTTGGGCATAATGCCTCAGCGATCTTAGTTGACGGTGATAAAATTGTCAATGGATATGAAGAAGAGCGACTCACTAGAATTAAGGGCGACAGTCATTTCCCTATTAATGCTATTCAGAAGCTTGAAGAAGACATCACTGAACTTAATGGCATCTATATTAGTCACTGGTTTGATGACTTTAATCTAGGCAACTATGATAACAAGTATTTTGACAAAGCATTCATGATTGCATTTTGTAAAAAATATGAAGCTGTTACAGTATCATTAAATAAAGGCTTTACACATCATGATGGTCATGCACTTGCGTTAGAAGCATTTCTTAACACTCATATGAAAGATCATAAAGACTTTCATCTTATTGTAGCAGATGGTTTTGGTAATAATGAAGAAGTCACTTCAGTTTATAAAGGATCTGAGAATGGTCTCCAGAAGATCCACAAATGTAGTGGTTATAAGAACTCATTGGGTTTGATGTATCAATATGCCACAAGCTTTACTGGGATGAAAGAGAATCAAGACGAGTATAAGTTCTTAGGTTATGAGTCATTGATTGACAATGTGACAGATCATAAGAACATCATGAACTATTGTGAAACGAAAGTTGATGAATTATTCACTAGTATTATTGATGATACTAAAGACATCATATCTGAAAAGACAGTCTTCCCAATTGACTTAGCTAAATTCAGATCAGTTAAATCATCATGGTATTAATATTTTCAAACTATTCTTGATGAAGCAAATTATGATGCTGAGGCAGATGAAAACAACTTCAATAAGCGAGTTATTATTGGTTATGCTATCCAATACATCATTCAAGAAGTAATGCTTTCACTTATTAGTCACTTCGGCATCACTAAAGTCGGCCTCAATGGCGGCATCTTCTATAATGTCAAGCTGAATAACACGATCATGAATAATGTTGAGAAAGTCTGCATCATGCCAATCGCAGGTGATCAAGGGTGTGCAATCGGTCTCTATTGTCAAGCCACTGGATTCTCACTAGATCTTAAGGACATTTGCATCGGTAAGCGTAAACTTGGAGAAGTTCCAACTGACCCTGAGAACGTCCACTACTTCAAAACGAAAGAAGACCTTGTCAATAAATGTGTTGAACTATTGAAGAATGACGAAATCCCTCAAATCCTTCTAGGCAACATGGAGTATGGGCCACGCGCATTGTGTCACACTTCTTCACTATGTAAACCATCTCAAGCCAACGTGAGCTTCATTAACCGAGCGAACAATCGTAACGAGATTATGCCATGTGCGCCAGTTATTCTTGACCGAAATATTGACTACTTTTTCTATAAAGAGCAATATGAGAAAGTCATTGGCTCAGATCAATACATGATTCTCACATATGATTATAAGATCCCATTCAGTGATGAATATAGTGGTGTGATGCATAAGTATCCACATAGCGATTTCTATAGTGGTCGCCCACAAATGATCAGTGATGAGACATCAATAATCGGCATGATTCTAGACGAAATGGATAAGATTGATGTGAAGGCGTTAGTGAATACTTCGCTCAATTTCCACGGGAAACCCATCCTTTTCAGCGTAGAAGATGGCATCAATGATCTGACTATGCAACTCGAGAATTCTGATCAATCTGAACGATTACATTTGCTAGTCGGCCTATATGATGAAAAATAAGCCATCAATTATAATAGATGGTGGCGAGCAACAAGGTAAGTCATATCTTTCGAAGAAGTTAGCTGAAACGTATGATTTGCCAATTGTTCATTATGGGCCACCAAGTGATACGTTTGATTTCCTTGATGACTATTTCAAACCCATATATCATAATCCAAAGGGTGTAATCATCGATAGAAATTATATGTCCGGCCTCTGTTATGGTAAACTCTTTAACCGCGATGATTTTCCAGAAGGACGAGTTGAAGCTATCGAGAAACGATTTAATGCGATCAATACAATCTTAGTCATCCTTGACATACCTGAGAAAAAATGGCTATCTCGTGATGAATTGATTGATAATGAACAAAATCAACTCGTTAAGCAATACTTCAAAGATGCTTATAAACAATCAAATATAATCAACAAGTTCTACATCAATCCATTGAATGAGAACGAAGTAAGAAAAGTGATGGATCGTTATGAAAGTATTAAAGAAACCAGAATTTGAAGACGATAGCTATTTAATTGAAGCAGAACAATTCATTATGTCATCTGACATGATTGATCAGTTAGCTGAAGAAGACCTCTATCTAAAAGTGAAGCTATCGAAATTCGCGACCCTTAATATAGATCCCGATGAATTCAAGCCATTTAAAGAAGACCGTCCATCACTTAGAAATATTGATGAAGTTGACCAGCTTGTCGGTGGCATCTACACATATTCAGCACAAGATAGAAATGATATGACATATGGTGCCATCATCAAGAATGCTAAGAAACTATTATCGCTAAGATCCAGACGAAATTATATCAGAATATGCAACTCATATAAAGACTATGTCGAAAGCTCAGAAACTAACCTCGATGTCAGCTGTTTAAGCAACATTCATTATTTGAAAGATCGCGTCAATCTAATCTTCAGAGCTAGTGACATCAAGAATGAATTATTTGAAGACATCATCACAATCTATAAATTTTTCATCAAACCAGTGTATGATAAACCTATAACACTTTCAATATATGCATCAACATCTCAAAATGTTGAATATATCAATGAACTAACAGAAAAAATAAACGGACTAACATAATGAATAATATAATCAAAGGTGAATCATTTGCAGATGTCTATCACGACGCGATGGACCTCGTTCTCAATAATTACGACTATGAGTCATCACCTAGAAAACAGAAGATTAGAGAATGTCTTAATGTAACACTTGAGATTGCTGATCCAACTCAAAACCTTTTCACTAATACTCATAGAGACCTTCCTCTAAAGTATCTAAAAGCTGAGCTCATCCTTTATCTATCAGGACGTAATGATCTAGCTGGATTCGAGAAAGCATCATCATTTTGGAAATCTATCGCAAATAAAGATGGTACTGTAAATTCTGCTTACGGCTATCTCATTTGGAACTGTTATGACATTCACGATAATCCTAATCAGTCCGAATACATCTCAACACAATTTGACTGGGCTCACCGCTCACTCATAGAAGATAAAGATTCTAGACAAGCCATCATACATTATAACAAACCTAGTCATCAATGTGCAGGAGTAAAAGATTTTCCATGTACCCTCAACAACGCATTCTCAATCAGAGACAATAGATTGCATATGACAACCATGATGCGGAGTAATGACATGAGACGCGGGATTCAATTTGACGTGCCATTTTTCACATTGATTCAATATCTGATGTATCTCAAGCTCAAGCGTGGACCTTATACTACACTCGAAATGGGTAGCTACACTCACATCGCTAATTCACTACATATTTATGAAGACGACTTTGACATGATTGAACAGATGTTAACAGGAGAGACATCAAGCGCATCTATGCCAATGCCTCAATCTGCAGACGTCATCATGTCATCAGATATTATCAAAATGTCATATGGAAAGAAGATGACGGATCATGAATTCAACATGCTCAATTTAAGTGATGATCATTATTCACCATCTTCATATGAATTCATCAAATGGCTAAACGACAAAGGATAAAATAAATGATTAGAGAAAACAAATACATGGTATTAAAACACTCTGACATAGCATTATTGGAATCAGAGGATTTCGTTGCGCTCAAAGAAATAGAATTAATGCTTCACCGACTGCGAGAGCTTCACGGAAAAACTCCGCTCACTTGTGTGGTTATTGAATCAGATTGGCCAGAGTATGAGTCAGTATGGAATATGATTGAAAAACGAATGGATGCCTCTTCTAATAAAGGAGAAAAGTAATGGGAATATTTACAAATAAGAAAAAGGGTAAGAATCGCGTTAAGGTCATCCAGACGCTCATGGAGACGCTTAAGTCTGAAGACGATATCTACACCATTATCGACTATCGAAACGCATCAGAAGCTAAGATTAAGCAATTTATGTATTATCCGTTGATCAGATCACTATCAATTATCCTTAAAGACAATGGGTATAAGAAAGATGCAGTCAATAAGGCTAAAAAGAGTCTTTTATGGGAAGGAAACCTCAAAACGACCGTAAATAATGTAGTATTGTTTAATGTTCCGCATAGACCAGATTTTGTCGTAAAGATGGATGATTATGATATCGCGATTGAAATTAAGTGCGGCTCAAATGGATCATCAATTCGCGAAGGATTAGGGCAGTCGCTTTGTTATAGCAATTGTTATGATTATGTTGTCTATCTGTTCATTGATACGTCTTCAGATAAACATATTAGAGATAGTCTAAGTCTAACAGATGGAAAAGAATTATCAATCGTTGATGAACTTTGGGCTAATCATAACGTTTTATTTTCAGTCGTCTAATTGTATAATATATTATGACAAATAGTGAAGAAGTAAATGAGATATGTAAAATTGGTAAAGGTTATAGGAATGTAGTCTATCAGTCTAATAAGAATGGCGGAAATATAATCTTGTATGGTTATGATGAAAATGGAATCGCAAAAACCTTTAAAATTCCACATATCTGCTCAGCAAAATATGAAGTCAAATATCCAACCAATCAAAAGAGCATTTTCAACACGAATATTGCTACAAAGAATTTTGACACAAGTTATGAACGATGGAAATGGCTTCAGTCACTTTCAGATAATGTAAAAGTATTTGAGGCATTCAGACCTGAAGTAGAATTCCTTCATCAACATTTCTCTAGAGACTTCCTTAAAGAAGATTTCAACACTCAACCACTTAGAACACATTATTTGGATATTGAAGTAGCAGTCGAAGACACATGGTGTGAGCCACAAGAAGCTGGATTCCCTATCAATCTAATTACAATCTATGACTCTCATTATAAACGATATTACAGTTGGGTTCTCGGTGATGTAAAGAACACTCTAGATGACAAAGACATCATCATCTTCAAATTTAAGGATGAAGCTGAACTTCTGAAGAGCTTTCTAGATTGGTTTAAAATCAATTATCCAGATGTAATCACTGGCTGGAATATTCGTAACTTCGACATAGTGTATATCATCAGAAGACTTGAGAATGTGTTAGGCATTAAAGCGGCTGAACAAATATCACCAGTCAGAAAATATAGATATAGAGAAGGTCATGATGTCAAAGGTCGCCCAACTGCAAATTATACCATCGAAGGTATCACTCAGCTTGACTTATTAGTATTGTATCGTGATAAGTTTAAAATTGCTCAAGCGCTTGATGGTGGTTATAATCTTGATAATGTAGGCGAACATGAACTAGGTGAACGTAAGTTACAATATGAAGGTACGTTCAGAGATTTCTATAGACGTGATTTCCAAAAGTTCTTTGAATATAACATACGAGACGTTGAACTTACTGTCAAATTAGAAGAGAAGCTTCAATTGATTCCACTTGCTAGACGAATTTCAACATTTGGTCTATGTGAACTTGAGTCAATTTATTACTCATTGCCATATCTTATAGGTTCACTTAATTTATTCTCATATCAGCATCTTGATAAAGTATTCCCATCATATAGGAATGCCGTTGCCGACACTAATACTTCATTTGAAGGTGCATACGTCTTTCCAACTGAGGCTGGATTTTATAAAGAAGGCGTGGCATGTATCGACTTGAATTCACTCTATCCAAATACTATCATTTCTATTAACTGTTCACCTGAAACAAAGGTTGGCCAACTTATCAATAACGAAGATGATACATACACTATAAGAGGTAATAATGGAAAATCTAAAGATATTACATCTGACGAACTTACAAAAATCTTAAATGATAAATGTATCTTATCTAAAAATAATACACTGTTTTGGAAGCATGATCAACGAAATGGCATTATTCCGCAATGGTCAGAATATTTTTATAATTACAGAAAAAATACTAAAAAGACAGAATATAAATATGTTAAGGAATTGTCTAAATTAGAAAAAGATGATCCATTATATGATGAAGTAAATAGCAAGGTTAAATTATATCATTCTATACAAATTTCAATTAAAGATGCTATTAATTCTGTATATGGCATACTTGGAACTAGATTCAGCCCAATTTATGATGTTGATCTAGCACAATCAATTACGTTGAATGGACAATTTGTTAACAAATCTGTTGCTACATTTGTAGAAGAAGAATTCAAAAAACGCTATGACATTGATTATGATTTCAAACCAGCTATAGGTGGTGATACAGATAGTTGTGCATATTCTACATTAATTGACGTTATCTTTTAAATCACCTGTATAAATACGATCAGACAAGTTAATTAACAGGAGACACAGTATGAAGACGTCGAACGAAGATTTCATTAGATATTTAACAGAAACCAAGAGGTCAGACTCTGATTTCATTTGTAATGAATGTGGATGCGATATGCTAGATTTAAGTGATATTGAATCTAATTTTAAATTAAGGCATCAGAAGAAAGACATATTCAACCGCATCGCATATTCAGAAAACGAAACAAATGCCTTTCTAATTAGAGGACGAGTTATCAATAAGAAAAGATACCATCGCCAGATATGCTGGGATTGTTTCTTTAAACTCCGCGAGCTTAATTTTGATTGTGCGGCACTATCTCGTAAGAATAAATGGTGGGCTGAACGAAGAGTACCTCTAACAACATCATCAACATCTCAATCATTCTATCTAATTTTCGATATAACAAAAGAGGAACTTCAAGCAGTAACTAAATCAAGATATGCATATACTGAAGCTAAATTAATATCAAAGCATGGTAAAATTGAAGGTAAGATCAAATGGGACGAATATCGTGCCAGGCAAGGATATACTGCTTCATCTGAATACTTCAAGACAGAGAAAAACATGTCAGATGAAGAAGTTAAAGCATTCCATCATAGTAGAGCATGCACTAAAGCCAATTTTATCAAACGTTATGGTAAAAAAGTAGGCACCACAAAATGGAAAACATATTGTGATACTCAATCATATGTTGGAGTTAAACTAGAGTATTATATTGAGAAATATGGTGAAATTGAAGGACCAATTAAATATAAAAATATGACAAAATCTAAGGATAGTAGTTCATTAAAATTCTTTACAAAGAAATATGGTAAGAAAATAGGATTCGAAAAATATTGCACAAATATTAAACAGTTTATTCAAAATACACATAATACTACATGTTCCAAAATATCATTAGAATTATTAAATGAAGTACATCTACCAACTGACATTTTACGTGATGGATTATTTGAATATATTATAGACACGGGAGAAAAAATTTATTCAGTAGATTTTTATGTACCACATAGTAATAAGATCATTGAATTTTATGGAGATTATTGGCACATGAATCCATTAAAATATGAGCCTACCTCATATAATAGCAGCGTTAAAAAAATAGCTAATGATATATGGGAATATGATGCAACGCGAAAGACATTAATTGAGAAATTTGGCTACGAGATGTTGGTTATATGGGAAAAAGATTTTAATGATAATACATCTGAAACTGTAGAAAAATGCATAAAATTCTTGTATAATTAATTATGGATAATATCACATCAATTGAAATAGGTAAATTATGGGATTCACTTTCTCTTAATCATAAAATAATACAATATAAAAAAGATTATGAAATTATTGAATGTAATAATATTCAAATCAGATCAATTAATAATCAATTTAAAGATGTAATAAAATTATCACGACATTATACTGCAAAGAGTAGAGTAAGAATACATAATCAATCTGGATATGTTGATGTAACAACTGATCATGTATGTATGATTCTAGACCGTGATATGTTAATTGAAAATATGGCAGCCAAAGATTTGATAGAAGGAATGTCAATATTAGTATATGATAAAGAATCTGATTCAGAAAAAATACAATCTATAACACAGATTGAAATACTTGAAAAATTCAACGAATATGTATATGACATAGAAGTAGATGATGTAAATCATTCATTTTATGCCAATAATATATTGAGACATAATTCTCAATTTGTCAACATTAAACCTCTTACTGAAAAATATGCTAAAAAGTTTGACATAAAACCAATGCTCTCGAAGTTCACTAGAACCCAATTTAAAGAACTATCAAAAGAATTAGATGACTTCGTTGAAAATGATATCAATGATTATGTTGAAAATCTTATCAATACTGAATGTTATACTACAAAGGGCAATCATGTAGTTTATGGCCGAGAATACATTGCATCTGAGGGTATGTTCTTCAAAAAGAAACATTATCTAGTTCATATTATTGATGACGAAGGAACAAAAACTGATAAATTCAAATATTCAGGCATCGCTGTAAAGAAGACACAACTTCCAGCTGAAATGAAACCATTATTGAAGCATATCTATGAAAGTACATGTAATGAACATTGGACATATGTAGAATATCAGAACTATTTAAATGAAGTATTCAATAAATTTAAAGACTATGATTTTGAGAATATTTCAATGAATCAAAAATATAGTACGGCAAAAGAATCAATTGGATATTTACAGAGTGAAAAGGGAACACAAGCTGCAGTCCGCTCTTCACATTATTATAATCAATTATTAAAGGATTTCAAACTGTCTAATAAATATGATGAAATCAGATTAGATGACGTTATTAAATATGTATATGTATTCAAAAATAACCCATATCACATTGATGTTATTGGATATAAGGATAAGTTACCACAAGAATTTAAAGATATATTCAAGATCAATTATGAATTAATGTTTCAAAAACTATTCATTGATCCATTAGACGGGTATATCAATGCAATGAATTTCAATAAATATCAACCTTCTAATCAAATGGAAGTAGATATATTCAGTCTATAATGTAAATAGATAGAAGACACATTTAAGGAGTTAATATGGCATTCTCATTTAGAAGAAATAAAGAAGAAGTAAAAAAAGTTAATCCAAATATGGAGGAATTTTCAAAGTTATCAGATGAAGATTCTTTAGATAATATTATAGATAAGCATTCAGTTATTGGTACAGATACTGAAGGTTATATGAATCAACCGTTCGCATCATATCAAAATTTGTTGTATATGCCTATTATAACAGATAAAGCCGAGAGAATAAAGCAATATAGAAATATCTCAAAATATCCAGAAGTAGATTGGTGTATTGAAGAAATCGCAGATGACTTTCCTCATCTAAATGAAAATAATGATATACTTAAATTGATAATCAATGAATCATCAAAAGTAAGTGAAAATGATAAACGTAAAAATGTACTTAATGATGAATTTGAACATTTTATAAACTTATTCAATTTTGATAAGGATTTATTTACACTTGTTAAAAACTTTGTAACTGAGGGTGAAATCGCATATGAAAATGTTATAGATCCTAAAAATCCAGATAAAGGTATCATTGCATTAAAATATTTACCAACTGAATATTACGAAACACTCATTGATACAAAAAATAATAAACCAGTTGGTATTTATTTTGATTTAGCATCATTAGAAATTGATCATAATATGCTTGTATCCGGTTCATATAATAGTTCTCAGAAATACTTTTCAGCTATTAATAGTGGAACTTCTTATACAAAAAATGATAAAATGATTCCATTACTTTGGTCACAGCTTACATATATTGCTTCAAATAATACGAATGCATCTAATACTATTCATTATCCGATTATTGAAAAATGTAAGAATGTCTATCATCAATTATCACTGATGCACGATGCTGCCATCATCCTAAGAGTAACACGAGCACCAGAACGTCTTCTTTTCAATATATCTACTGGATCAATGGCTGATAAAGTTTCTAAGAATTACATTAAACGTTTTGTAGAAGATTTCAAATCTAAAAAGACTGTTGATTCGAATGGTGACATCGGTAAAGCGTATAATCCTAGAACAATGTTAGAATCTTATTTCTTCTGGAAATCTGAAGAGTCAAATGGAACTGAAATATCCTCAGTAGGTGGAACCGCCACATATGATCAGATAGATGACATTGAATACTTCTTAATTCGTCTTTTCAAAATGTTTAAAGTGCCATTCACTCGTTTCAAACAACCTGAAAATACAATGGAACGCGATGAATCGATTACATATGAAGAATATTCATTCTTTAAACAAATCATAAGGATTCAAAATACATTTGCATTTGCATTAAAAGAATCATTTATTACACATCTTAAATTACGCAAGTTATGGGATAAGTATGATTTGAAATATCGTGATATTGAAGTTAAATTCACACCACCTGCATTATATGAAATGTATCAATCATCTAAACTTCTTCAAATCAAATCTGAATCATATGATCTATTAGCAGATAAAGAAGAATTCTCTAAACGCATCGCAATGAAGAAAGTATTTGGAATGGACGATGCCGAGATTGACGAAAACTTCAAAGAGGTTGAAAAGGAAATGCTTCAACAGTCTGTTATTGAATATTATCAAGGGAAAATTACAGATCTGGGACCGGAAGAACCCAATCCTTCAATAAAATGGGCCAAAGATCCAGATGAAGAATAATTGAAGTTGATATAATTTAAACCTAACCAGGAGAGCTTTATTGCTCTCCTTTTTTATTATATGATAAATAGATATAATGAAACAGTTTCTCACAAAAAAGGATATAAACATGAATCAAGATCTATTTAAGCTAATCGTTGAAAACGACATGCATGATATTGAAGTTATTACAGAAAATGTTGATAATGGTGGCAAAGTCATTAAATTAAAGGGTCCATATATTATTGCAGATAAGCTTAATGGTAATAAACGAAAATATGAATATGAATCACTTAAGCCAGAAGTTGATCGGTTTATTAATGAGGTCGTTAACAAGAATAGAGCATTGGGTGAATTAGAACACCCAGATTATGCTCATATTAATCCTGAAAGATCAGCCATTCGTATCACATCTCTTAAAGAAGACAATAAAATATGGATAGGTGAATCAATAGTTTTGGCATCTGATCCATCTAAAGGTATCAGAGGCACACCACAGAGTGATATCTTAGCATCATTAATTCAATATAACACTTCATTAGGATTTTCAACACGAGGCGTTGGTAAAGTAAATGAAGGCGTGGTTAGAAATTATAAGCTATGTACCATCGATTGTGTTGCCAATCCATCTATAGGTGAATATGTTGAGGGTATATTAGAGTCAAAAGATTTTATAATAAATGAGCATGGTGATATCCATGAAGTTAAATATAACATACTAGAAAATGGCTTAAAAAATCTCTCACATGATAAAAATGAAAAAATGTATTCACTTTTACAACAGTTTTTCGCGACATTATAATAAATAATATATATGAATATAAATCTATCGGAGATAACAACATATGAAGCAAACTGAAACATTCTTAAATGCGCTAAAAGAAGGCGATTATGATAAAGCAAAAACTGAGATTTCCTCAGCTCTTGAAGATTTAACAAAAACATATATAAATAATATTATTACAAAGGAGAGTGAATAAATGAAAACAGCATTCGAAAAATTAATTGAGTCTTTCAAAAGTGACGGACTAGAACTTACTGAAGCTCAGAAAACTGGATTAAATTCATTTGCTGATGAGTTTAACACTAAAATAGATGAAGCTCGCTCTGAAGGTAAAGCTACCGCTAAAGATATTTCTATTAAGTTAACTGAAGTGGCTCTTAAAGAATATGATGTTGAAGTTAAGGAAGCAACTGAAAAATTGATTGAAGCGATTGATAAAAATTATGCGCAGAAAGTTCAACTTAAAGTTGATGAATCTGTTAAAGATGAAAGTGCTACATTAGTTGAAAAGATCGACGATTATCTTGGTCTCTATATTAAAGAACTTATTCCTGAACCATTAGTTGTTGATTATGATAAAATGCAACGTCAATTGAAAGCAATTGAAACCATTAAAGAAACATTGCTTGTTACTGATGATGTTGTTCAAGCTAAAGCTAAA